AAAAAAGAAATTCCCCACCCATAACGGCCTCCATCATCTTGAACCTTGCCAAACTCGGCATTCAGATAAGTGAGAGCCGTTACTTCGATATCGCCACTTACGCTGAAATCATTGAGATAGAACTTACCCATGTCGGTGGGGGAAATAATCGGAAGGCGACCCAAAGCGATATCGATCGATTTTTACTTTAAGAAGGGAGGTCGGCTCTAGATATGGCAGAAACCATTAAAGGTCTTAACATTAAGCTCGGTCTAGATACGACTGAACTCGAACAAAATCTCAAGAATATTACCAAAGAACTAAGGGAAGAACAAAAAGACCTCAAGTCGATTAACAATGCCCTCAAGTTTGATAGCGGTAATCTCGACCTTTGGAAAGCAAAACAAGACAAGCTCAACTCAATTCTTGAAACCACCAAGAAGAGACTTGAAGCACAGAATGCCAAATTAGAAGAAGCCAAGAATGCCGTTCAAATCGGTGCGATATCCGAAGAAGAATTTAACTCCTTGAAACGTTCGGTGCAATATACCGAAACAGATATCGCAAAACTCAATAATGAGCTTCAAATAACCAAAGACAAGATTAAATCTCTTGGTTCGATTAACCTTGACCAGTTAAATAAGATTGGCACAAATCTCACCAAGTATGTGACGGCACCGATAATCGGTGCTGTTTCGGCATTAGGCATCTTAACCAAAAAGACGATGGAAACGGCCGATGAAATCAGTGATAATGCTAAAAAAGTTTATCTAGCGACTGAAGCCTATCAAAAGTGGGCATATGCCTTCAAGATACTTGGGGTTGAAGAAGAAACGATGAAGAAGTCGTTCATCAAACTCAATTCTCTTCTTGGTGACATCTCCCAAGGAAACGGCAGTAAATACGAAGAAAGCCTTCGCCAAATCGGGTTATCGACAGAAGCCTTGATTGGCTTATCTCCCGATGATGCCTTCAACTTGATTCGAAATTCTCTTTCAGAACTAGAAGATGAAACCTTACGAGTGGCCATTGCCAATCAAATCTTTGGCGACAAAATCGGTTCTGAACTCGCCCAGGTGATCAGTGCCACAAGCGGCGAGATTTCGGCATTAAAAGATGAAGTAGAAGCACTTGGCATTATCACTGATGAAGAAGCTGAGATTGCCGGAAGATTTACGGATAGTCTTGATAAACTCAAACAATCCGCTCAGTCGCTAGCAATGAAACTTTCAGTCACCTTTGTTCCCATCCTAGAAAAGATTACTGATGTCATTCAGACAAGACTCATTCCTGCAGCTAAAAACATCATTGCATGGTGGAATAACCTAAGTTCTTCAACCAAGAAGATTACTGGTGTTCTAATCGGCGTACTAGCGGCCATTGGACCAGTGCTTGTCGCCGTCGCCAAAGCGATACCTTTCATCTCCAAATTGAAAACAACGTTATCCGGTCTAAAACTTGGAAGCCTCATACAAGGTTTAAGCCTAGGAAAAGTGGCCATCATCGGCTTGGTGGCCGCATTAGCTCTTTTGCTACTTAAAAACGAGCGATTCCAGGCAGTGTTAAAAAGTCTATTTGAGACTCTCCAAAAAGTCCTAGAACCGATTGGGGAACTAATTGGAAAACTTGTCTCGGCACTATCTCCTTTACTTGAAACCATTACTAACGCATTAACCCTAGTCGTTGATGCCCTCGTCGGCCTATTGGAAAGAGTGCTTCCTCCGCTAATTTCGATTATCGAAGTGGTGGTCGAAGTCATCAAAGTCGTTTTAGACGTTGTCATCGACTTGATAAATAGAGTTCTTCCACCCTTAATTAGCATCATCAACCTGATCATCGAAATCATCATTTCTCTCATTCCCATCGTTAAACTCATCGTTGATATCGTGGGGAATATTCTTACAAAAGCATTAAGCGTCATTATAAGCATTCTCGAACCGATTAAAACGATACTGACTCTCATCGTCAATGTTATTGGAGTGCTCTTTAATGCTTTATCCAAGATTATCAATGCCATCCTTGTACCACTGACCAAAATCATCGAAGTGGTCTTTTCGCTATTAAATATTGTGGCGGATGTATTGATAAGCATCATCGATATCGTCGTGGCGATTTTGATTCCTGTCATCAATATCATCATTGCCATACTAGACCCGATACTTTCGCTTATTGGCACGTTAGCGAATGCCCTCGGAGTATTGATGGAAGTCCTCGCTCCGCTGATCGAGTTATTTTTAGCGCCTCTTATCCTCCAACTTGATTTTATCAAGTTACTGCTTGAAGCATTCGCCCCCTTACTTATCATCATGGGCGATGTCATCGGTGCGATTCTTGTTCCGGCCATTGAAGTACTGACGACTGTTCTTGAACCCGTTCTCTGGTTACTCGAACAAATTATAAACGCCATCAGTTGGATCATCGATAACATCAGCAAAGCCTTTAAAGGTATCGGCGATTTCTTCAAAGGTGTTAAGAATTTCTTTGGCGATTTATTCTCCGGATATCTTTTCCAATCTAACAAAAGCGAAACCAGGAATGCCTACACGACAAACAATGTCGTCGTTAACACTTCGAGTAGTAGCTTCGATATTGAATCCATCAATAAAGCTTTAGGAGGTGCCTACTGATGCGCTCCCTAAAAATCATCAATGAATATGGCCAAAGCATTGAACTCACTGGCAAAGTTCTCATCAACGGCATTGAAGGCCTAGGCATCACAAGAGAGAACGAGTACCTAGCCTTTCGTGATCGTTACTCATTAGCAAGAATCAGCCATGGACTTGACGATATTACGCTTGGGCTCGTCTTTTTAGAAGGTTATAGCGGATATAAAGACTTTGTCCTTTTCATCTCACGTGCGATCAAACTGTTCCTTGAGTATAAGACGAACGAAACCTATCTCTGTAAAATAGCCTTTAAAGAAATCACCAAAGGTGAGATATCGTTTGGAAGTATTCAAAGCAACCTCATCATCGTGAAGTTATCCCCTTGGTATCGAAGTAGCGAGTTTGCTCTTGAAGTGTCGACAACTGAATCCGCCAAAGAGTTTCTTTATGTCTATAACTACACCTATGGCGCTAACGCTAACGGATCCATGCAGATCACGAATAGTGGCGACTCCGATGCCTATTTAAGCCTCAAGATTATTGGAAGGATGAAAAACCCATATGTCATCATCAATAAAAACGGAGAAACGATAGGAACGTTCAGATTGTTTTATGAAGGCGAAGATATCGTCTCCATGTCGAGCATTCCCGAAGACGAATACATCAAAGTCGCTGATGAAAACGCCTATCAACTTCAAGATTTTACTTGTAAGAATTTTCTAACGATTCCTAAAGGTGAATCGGAAATCGTCTTCTATCCCGGAACGAGTGATCCAGCGACGTGCTATATGATAATTGAAGAAAGTTTTGAAGGTGTCTAGATATGAACCTACTTATCTATAGCCGCCTTGATTTCACCTTTAAAGCCAATCTCCCAATTGAATCCTTTGAGATTGTGTTAGATACCATCATCAATAGCGAGTCATCTTTCGTAATCAGCGGTAGCGGTGGCATAACCACTCAAGAAGATATCGCTATCTTGCATGAACGGAGCTTCTTTTATATCGGAATCGTCAAGAAGATAAGCGCTGAAGGAATCAAAACGAAGATTAACACAACTCACTTCAATAGCATTCTTGAAACTGAATATCTCACTGTCAATTACCCTTTGGGTAATCTAGGAGAACATATCAAATCACTGATTACGAATAATCTCATTACTAATCCCGATCCAACGCAGAACATGAGCTATCTCCAGGTGCGAAATGAAAGCATTGCCCAAGGAGTAATCAGTGTTACGAAAGCCGAAGTAAAAACCATCGCTCAATTAATTAGCGAACTCAATGCGACAAATGGCTTAAGAGTCGAAACTAGATTGGGCATTGTAAACGGAGAAATCACCCATCTAAAAATGGTGATTCTCGATGCCGTAACGACAATGAAACTCCGTTATGATTTGGCCTTACTTCGCAATCTATCCATCAATGAAGACGGGAACATCCCCATTAATAAAGCGATCCTCTATGGTGATAGTCTACCGACACTAACTTATTACCTTCTAGCTGATGGAAGTGTGACTACGAATGTGAGTCATCCATTACGAGTAACACCAGTCAAGTATTCATATATCGAATATCAAAGCGGCGATGATCCATTAGTGATCGCTAAACAAGCATTAATAAAAGATAAGTTCCTTCATGCCATAACATTTGATGTCACGATGGACAATCAAATATTTACCCCATTTAAGAACATCGCTCTCGGCGATCAGGTCGAATTCATCACAAAGACAAAATCCATTCCATCGATTCTCAGCCAAATAGCGTTCAAAGGAACTTTAAAAGAATGTTCGATAATCCTCGGAGAACATCGCATGAAACTGACCGAGAAATTGAAAATGATAGAAAGAAGGAAATAATATGGCCATACGCAAAATAACATTTGATGGAAGTCAAGTTTCATCTAAAGATGATGCTGATTTCTATTATCATCTGCTCGATTTAACTCCCGCAGGAGTCATTAAAGGTCTATATAACGACTGCACAGTTACAGCCGGCAATAATCTTTTGACAGTCGCCAAGGGTGTAGTGGCAGTTTATGGACGCCTAATACTCGTTGAATCCAATAGCCAGGTAGCGATCATCCTCGATTCAGTGAAATACGGATATCTAATTCTGAAAGTCGATTTAGCGACGAATGCCATTACACTCTATGCGAAGGAAGGAATATCAACCTATCCCACCCTCACGCAGAACAATTTACATAACACAGCAGGGATTTATGAACTGCCACTAGCTAGATACCAAAAGACGGCAACGTCACTCACGCTCGATAGCAGTTTCATAGTTCCCTCAATCAAGTCTTTAGGTACACGACTTGCGAGTTTAGATACGGCTCTTAAAACTTACATTGAACAAAACTACGGCTCAATGCTCTTGACTCCGCTTTCGGCATATGGAGCGACCATCGCTAGATATGATGTTTCCTCTTTGAACCTCAATAAAACACTATTCACTGTGCGACTTAACAACCAGGTCTCGCTGACATTTTCGGGACGACTCATTAGCAGTTCATCGCTAACAAACATTTCCTACCTATATCTACAGACGAGTTATTACTTTGTCGTCGAGTACTCTGGTGGCGAAATCTTACTTTATTCATCAACGACGGATTATGGACATCGAGTAGCCGATGTTCAGGTATGGAGGTAAATTATGGAATTTATAAGAAAGAACTTTCCATTAAGCACGATTCTACTTATCTATCGCATGGGTTCAAAAGCCTATGGCGTGGATAACGAAAACTCCGATGAAGATATCGGTGTCGTCCTTGACGGTTATAGTGGCATGGATC